CATATTTGACAATCCTGAACTGTTAGAAGAGGAGAATGCGCATGGAATGTGAAAGGAGGGATTGATTACAATGGTTATATTACGACCGGTAGGAACAACAGGAAACCGTCTGAAGTATCTAAGAAAGATCAGAGGACTGACAAGAAAAGAGGCAGCAGTCAAGTTGAACATCAAGGAAGAAAGATTGCAAGAGCTTGAAGCAGGAAGGAAAGGATTGACGTTAGGAGAGGCAATCAAATGTGCGGATATATATAATGTGTCCATAGATTACATCGTTGGAAGAAGAGAAATGTAGGAGTGATGAGCAGTGAAACAAAGTACAGACAGACGAAGAAGTCCGGCATACCAAGTAGGCAATCTGATCAGAGCGCAGGGGCAGCAGTTGTGGCATGGAGATGTAGCAGAATACTTGGCGAGAAAGTACAAGATAGGAGATGACGCCAATGGAGAAGAGACTGGAAGAGAACAATGTGAAGAACGAGAATGACCGGAAGAAGACATATCTCAGAGCGTACCGAAAACACGGAAAGAGAATCAAACGGATTGAATCAGAGATTGAAGAAATCAGAAACATGAAGATGCATCCTTCTTCAATCAATAACGGGATGCCACATGGATCCAATCAAAGTGATTTAAGTTCTTATGTGGTGGCTCTTCAGGAAAGAGAGGACGAGCTGTATCAAGAGGGAGTAAAGCAGGTACAGACATACAAAGATATAGAATACAGAATCAATAAGCTGGAGAATCAAGACGAAAGAGATGTTATGTTCTACAGGTATATCAAAGGATTTACATGGTGGCAGATAGCACAGCTTATGGAGTACAGTGAGAGTTGGATCTACGAATTACACGGAAGAGCACTGAAAAATATTCAAATCAATTAAAGAGTGGAGTCCACTGGAGTTCTAACTGTGCTAATCTGATATTGTCGAAAGACAGACATGTACATACAAATCTCTTGAAAGAGACACTTGCAATCCTCTCGGCAGGTGTCTTTTTTGTATGAAGGGATGTAACTATGACGGACAAGGAAGCAAAGAAATTTTACAATTCGACAATGTGGAAACATAAGCGGATGCAGATCCTAGAGAGAGACCACTATGAGTGCCAGGACTGTCGCAAACGATTGAGAGATGCAGTGGCAGCAGGCGACATCCTGCGAGGAGAAGAGAAAAAGATAAGGAGAGCCGAAGAAGTACATCACATTGTTGAGTTGAAGGAACATCCAGAACTCGGACTGGAAGAGGATAACCTAATCAGTCTTTGTGTGCCGTGTCATAACCTTAGACACGGCAGAGCACCAAGAAGATTCAAAAGAAAGAAGAAGCTTGTGAGCAAGGAGCTGTGGTAGCCCCCCGGTCAATTCTCAGCGATTTTTCCAGAGTGAAGAACGGGGATGTAGCCATGACTCTGGAGAAATTCTAAAATCTCGCGTGAAAAGGGCAGGGGTGGTCAAATTTCAGGACTCACTATAAGAAGGAAAGTTTTCAGACAACTTCAAAAAAGGCTTAAAAAGAGCGAAAAAAGAAGTGAAAAATTGATAAAAATGGCATGATTTGAGTGAAAAAGGTGGTGAAAAGATTGACTCAGAGGAAGAAAACACTGACACAGAAGGAGATAAAAGAATCGTTAGTAAAGCAGTTGAAGTTGCGTGGAATGAACGCAGAATTCTATAAGGATTTAGTTGATGATTATGTATATTATTGGTCATTGAAAAAGAAACTGATTGCAGATATTAGGAAAAAAGGAATCCGGTATGAAGCCATCAATGGAAATGGTGTGAGTGTGGAAAAGGCAAACGAATCTGTAGTCAATCTGCAAAAGACCACAGCAACTATGCTGAAAATCTTGGCTGATCTGAAGCTGAAAGAACCGATACCAGAACCGGAGAATCCGACAGATGGTTACCTGTAAAGAGATTGATAATTATCTCAAATATGCCGAAGAGCATCCGAAATGGATAAATAAAAAGAGAAAATTACTGATAGAAAACATCGTGAAGCCGACATTGAAGCGAAGCGATGTTTTTTTTGATGAAAAAACATATAGGAACTGCCTACAGTACTGTAAAACAAATTACTACGAACTATTTCCATTCCAAAAGTTCATTTATGCGTTTGCATTTATGTATGTGGATGACATTCCAGTATTTTCAAAGTTCTTCATCAAGGAAGGACGTGGAAATGGCAAAGATGGATTCATCGTGCCGCTGGTAAATTTCTTTCAGACTCCGCTCTACGGAGTGAAAAATTACCATGTTGAAATTGTGGCGAACTCAGAGAGCCAGGTTAAGGACACATTCAAGGTAGCTTATGACATGCTACATGATAATCCAAAATTCAAGGGAAAGTTTTCGGTCACAAAGGAACTTATCACGAACCTGGCAACAGGATCGGAGATGAAATACAACACTTCGAACGCAAAGACCAAGGATGGTAAGCGAACAGGATGTCTTGTCCTGAACGAAATCCATGCCTACGAGAACTATGACCAGATCAATGTATTTGAATCCTCTTTTGGTAAGGTCAAGCATTCGAGAGAGTTCATCATTACAACAGATGGCTATGTCAGAGACGGTCCGCTGGATGAAATTTCGGCAATGTGTGCAGAAATCTTGGAGACGGGAGAGAATCTGCTAGGGTACTTCCCTTTTATTTGCGAGATTGATGACATGAAGGAAGTTGATGATCCGGGGGCATGGCATAAGGCGAATCCGTCGATGGAATATATGCCGATTCTTGCGAATCAGATTATGCATGATTATCTGGAAATGAAGAAGATTCCGTCAAAGCGTGCCGAATTTATTACAAAACGAATGGACAGATCGGCACGAAAGGAAGAGGAGACGGTCACAACATGGCAAAATGTCCTGAGAGCATGTTATGAAGGCGAGACAATGGAAGAACTGGAACGAAAGATTCCGCGGATAACATTGGACACGCGAGGACAGGCAGCAGTGATCGGCATTGACTATGCGGATGTGCGAGACTTCGCATCAGCTGGCATTCTGACCAAGACAGATGATGGAGAGTGGATATGGAGACAACACACATGGATCTGCGCAGACTCTCCGTTCATTGATTCAATCAAATTCCCGTTGCGCAATGCTGGACAAGAAGAGTTTGAGGATTTTGAAGTTGTCCAAGGTCCGGTGATTGATGTAAATATAATAGCCGACTGGTGCATGAAACAGTTCCAAGACTATGATGTGAAGAAAATAGCAATGGATACTTATCGCTACACGTTATTCAAGACAGCATTTGAAGAAAGAGGTCTCACGATTGAGGACAAGAAGAATCCTCATGGTATTGTTCGGCTGGTTAGAAAGATAACATCAGCAACAGGAATTATTGCTCCGTTTATTCAGTCCATGTTCTCACAGAGGATGGTCAACTTCGGACCATCAGCAATCATGCGGTGGTACACGAATAACACAAGCGTGAGCGAGGACAAGTTTGGGAACAAGAATTTCGGAAAAATTGAACCGAAGTTAAGAAAAAATGATGGATTTATGGCTTTTGATGTGGCTATGTTCTGCAAGGATGAGCTGGAAGTTCAGATAATCTATGTTTAATAGGAGAAAGAGAAAATGTTTGATTTTTTATTTCAAGACAGAAATAAAGAGATACAGTCTTTGGCAGAAATCATTGCAATTGACATGGAAAAGCTGAATCTTTCAAAGCTTGCCATCGAGAAAGCAATTATGATGATTGCCAAGGCAATAGCGAAGTCTGACATACTGATCCAGACGGAGAGCAAAGAAAAAAATAAGAAAGAATACAGGCTAAATGTACAGCCAAATGACCATGAATGTGGAACAGTGTTCTGGACGGAAGTGGTTAAGCAGCTACTAACAGAACAAGAAGCTCTGATCATTCCGCTAAATGATAAATATTACAGAGCAACATCATGGTCACACACAAATGAAGTGACGCTGAAGCGGACTTACAAAGATGTGATGTTAAGCTGCGGAGGTGAAAATTTTACAAATTCCAGCACATTTCAATCCGATGAAGTGATTCATCTAAGATATGACAATGCAAGGATACGACTGTATTTGCAGAATGTAGTAGGGCAATTTGATAAGACGATGGATTCCATTAATGCGATGATGCAGCTGTCCAGCCAACCAAGATTCAAACTGAAGCTTGGAACGAATGCATTATCATTCAGAGAAAAGCAGGCAGATGGTACAGACAAGGTAATGACAAAAGACCAGTATGTTTTAAAAATTAAAAAACTACTGACGTCAGATGCCCTTGAAGTTTTGACAGAACAAGAGAATGCATCCGTGGAACAGCTGCAAATAAATACAGCAGTGAAAGCTGAAGAACTGACAAAGATGGCTTTGCAGATCAATAACGAGGTGGCAAATGCTTTCGACATTCCAGAGGCTGTATTTAATGGCAATATCACAGAAAAATCAGACGCAACAAATGAATTTATCACATATGCCGTCAGTCCGGTAGCAGAAGTGATAAATGATACTTTGACAGCTTATGTTGTCGGAGAGGATGATTACTGCAGTAAAAACGAGAAAGTCATGGTATGGCTTGCACGCTTTAAACATGTTGATGTTGTGGATAGTGCAGTAAATCTTGATAAACTCAGAGGAATTGGATTCCATCTCGACGAAATCAGAGAGATGGTCGGATATCCGTTACTCAATACAGAATTCAGTACAGAGCGAGCTCTGACAAAGAATTACGGAGGGGAGGGAAACGGTAATGCGGCACAAGAAACCTGATTCATAGGAGGTGATCCAATTATCTCGGAGCTGTCCGTTAAACAGTAATAACAGGGAAAGGAAAAGAACATGGAAGCAAAGAAGTATTATTTTTTGGAGTCAAAAAATAATGTAGCAGATCTGTATATCTTTGGGGATATCACATCATGGCCGTGGAGCGAGAGTGATGTATCGGCCAGCGGAATTGTGAAGGAACTACAGAGTCTTGAAGTATCAGAGATTAATGTGCATATTAACAGCTATGGTGGCGAAGTTGCTGAAGGACTGGCAATCTATAATACGCTGAAGAACAGCAACATGAAGGTTACAACAGTCTGTGATGGATTTGCGTGTTCTGCGGCATCGGTCATTTTTATGGCAGGAGATGAGCGCGTGATCAATGAAGCCTCATTGCTGATGATTCACAATGCGTGGACATATACAAGCGGAAACGCTGAAGAGCTAAGGAAGGCAGCAGAAGATCTTGACAAGATTACTCAGGCATCAGTCAATGCTTATATGAGCAGGGTATCCATCTCGGAGGACAAAGTGAGAGAACTTATGGACAATGAGTCATGGATCACAGCGGACGAGGCTGTAGAATATGGATTTGCAACAAAGACAGAGAAAAATGATGATGATGGAATTAAGCAATCAGCTTTCGGAATCATTAGAAATGCTGTCACCAAAACAGAAATTGCACCGGTGCAACAGGCAGAGCTAGTAGTAGATACACATGCACTTGCAGAAGAAGTGGCAAACAAACTGAGCACAATGTTTGAAACATTGCAGACACCGGAACAGAAACACAAAGATAGTACCGGCTGGGGGATTTTTTTTGAAGGAGGAAATAAAGAATGAGAATTGAAGATTTAAGCCAGGAAGTCAAAGATAAAGTAAAACAGCTTCTTGATAACGCTCCGGCAGAGGAGAAAGCAGAAGCAATCATGCAGTCAATCGAAATGATCAATGAAGCAGCACATGCTGATCTGATTCAGCAGGTAGTAGCAGAGGCTGAAAGAGCAAGCAGAGATGCTGAGTACAAGAGCAAACTCGGACTTAGAAACCTTTCGCAGGAAGAGAAGAAATTCTACGAGAACTTTAAGGACATTAAGCAGGCGTTCACAGCAAACCAGATCGACATCATTCCGACAGAGATCGTTGATCGTACACTGGATGATGTTAAGAAAGCATCGCCAATCCTGAAACTTGTAAATATGGCACCGGCAAATGTGAAGAAATGGATTGTGGCATCTCATTCAGGCGCAGCAGTTTGGGGACCTCTTACTGATGCTATCAAAGGCGAGCTTTCAGCAGAGATAACAGCTCTGAATATTGACCTTCACAAGCTCACAGCTTATCTCGTTATTCCAAAATCAATCAGAGAGCTGTCTATGGAATTCGTTGATAGATATTTCATGGCTATCCTGTCTGAGGCCATGCAGGACGGACTTGTGAAAGGATATCTCGATGGAGATGGAAAGACAGGTCCAATCGGAATCTTCCGTCAGATTGGAACAGTAGAGTCAGCCGGAACAAATAAAGCAAAAACTGTTCTCACTACGGTTACAAAATTCTCTCCGAAGGGACTTGCATCTATTAGAAAAACGCTTACCAATGATGGGAAACGTACAGTTGATAAGTTATATCTTATCTGCAATCCGTCAGACGAAGCAGAGTATGTGGATCCATGCATGTACGGAGAGGCTCTGACAGGCGGCTATGTCAACAAGTCATTCATTGACATCGAAAAAATTGTTGATGCCAACTGTCCAAAAGGAAAGGCTGCATTTACAATCGCCGGATACTACACGATGGGAACAGCAGGAGTTCGCGTTGATGAGTATGATCAGACAAAAGCGATTGAGGATGCAGATCTTATCGTAGCAAAATGCTATGCAAATGGCCGTGCGGTCGATGACAATGTTGCAGTTGTCTTCGATGTTACAAAGCTCGAAGAGTATGTTCTTCCGGTGAATCAGGTAACAGTACCGAAACAGGCCTAAGCTAGAACAGGAGGCGGGACATGAATGAGAAAGAACTTGCCAGTCTTGTAGAAGAAATGCGGGAAGAGTTCCAGATCCCGCCATACTACGAGGACAAGCAACTTGCAAATTTGGCAAAAGAAGGTGAACACGCAGTTGGGAGATTGAATCCCGGCTGCAGTATCACAGAAGACTTGACCTATCGAATGCTATTAAAAAATTACATGTATTATGCTTACCATCATAGAGTCAGTGAGTTCATGGACAATTATTCCAGTATGATCTTGACCTGGCAGATGGAGACGGAGGTGGATGCAGATGGCAATGCCTGAGTATACAGACGGAGTCTTAGAACTGTATGAGATAACAAATGACGAGTCAGAAGACTATCCGGAGGAGAGAGTTAAGTACACCGGATTACGTATTTGGTATCGTGAGCTTGCAGTGTACGACACGACAAGAGCCAAACTGTCAGCAGACAGCGTTGAGGTAACTTATAAGCTTGCAATACCGCAGTATAAGAAAATCAACAGCAAATACATCTGTCTTATCGATGGGGAACAGCATGAAATCTATAATATTGCTCATACAACTACGAAAGATGGATTTAAAGAGTCGGAGCTGACATTGAAGACACCGGCATATGAAAGAGAGGTAATCGATGACGCAGAAAGAACTGAGTGAGATCTTGCACGATAGTGGCTGCCCTGTGAATGAGGGAGTCAGTAGTCTCAAAAATGAAAAGGTATTTCCAAGAATTGATTACTGGGAGATCCTGTGGGAAGATACAATGGCATCCGGAGATGATTATGAGAATGAGATCACATGGCAGATTAGTTTTTACGCTAGAAAGCCACGCGATCCGAAACTGATCGTACTGAAAAACCGTCTGAATGAGCTTGGCTACCATCCGACCATTGCTCACGAATACGTGACAGAAGACCGTGTATGGCACTCTTATTTTTCAATAACAACTGATGGAGTGATTGGATGAGTAGCGAGATAACCTTTGACGGTGGAGGATTTGAAGATTTCGAGGAACTGTTGAAACAGTATTCCGAGAATGTAAGCTCTGACAAAGCACTTGACGCAGTGGAAGAGGGAGCGAAGGAGTTCGTTAATGACCTTCTTAGACTCCCAAAACCACGAAGTCAGATCACAAAAGCAGGGTATACGCATATCGTGAATACATTTGCACTGGAAAGAACTGACAGCGGAATCAAAGTTGGATGGGGCAAGTATTACGGTCCAATGCTTGAGCATGGAACCAGGAAGATGGCAGCAAGGGCACACTTGAAGCCACTCTTTGAAAGAAACAAAGAAAAATACTATAAGAAGATGGCAGAATCCATCTTCGGTTAGGAGGCTAATAAATGGCTATTAATACAAAAAAACCGGCTATGAAACAGACAGTCGGTGCACAGTATATGTGTTTTGCAAACACAACAGAGGGTGGAGAGTACGACGGTACTTACGAAGCTGATGTTGAAAAAACAGAAGTCGTTAAGAGTGTAAAGGTAACTGAGAACTCCGAGACAAGTGATGTGTATGCATCCGGAAAAATCTATGATTCAGATTCACCGATGTCCAGCATCGACATTGAGGTATCTGTGATCGCATTCCCGGACGATACAATATCCAAAATGCGCGGAGAGACAAAAGGAACAGGAGGACTTATCCTTGCCGGCGGAAAGAGCGAAAGACCATTCTTCGCTTATGGCAAGGTTGTAAAACTGAAAAACGGAAAATCTCGTTATGAGTGGTTTCCAAAATGCAAGCTTGTTGAGAACTCTGATGATATTGCAACATCTGAAGAAAAAGCAAGTGAGCAGACCGACACGATCAAGATTAGAGCATATCCGTTTGACGCAGCAGGAAACATCGTGAGCAAGGTCACAGAGTCCACGGCACCGGCAGGTCTGACAGAAGAGAAGTTCTTTGCAAAACCGATTCTGACAGATGCAGATCTTACAACAGCAGTAGGAGCGTGAAAGGAACAAGTGGCACATGAATGCAGGTAAAATTATAAAGCTTACAGATGGGACAACCATTGAAGCAAAAATGAATTTTGGAACAATCTTTTATCTTGATCAGATAGGTGGCTCAAAGCTCGGACGGAGAATTGACAAACTTGAAAAGATTGGAAAAGCAACTGACAGCGATAAAATGAATTTTGCAGCAAAGCTTATCTATGCAATGGTAAGAAGTAATGGGAGAAAAGTGACATTTGATGAAGCACTTCAGCTTGTGCCACCGGATCCAACAGAACTTCTTGAAGTTGTAGAGGCTTATCAGAAAGAAGTTGACAAAATTAAAAAAAAAGAGGAATCGAAAGCACAGATGAAAGCATTCAGCTCGAGATAAATTGGGCTGAATATATGGTTGATGCGAGAGAGATGGGAATGACAGAGGACGAGTTCTTCCATTCATGTCCCGTCTTTTTTTGCGAACAATATGAGATATTCTGTGAGAAGAAAGCGAGGAAGGTGAGGACGTTATATGGCAGATGAACTGAAGAGAGTTGGATTAGTGTTTAAGGCAGATGGTGCAGCAGACTTTCAAAAGACGATGCAGCAGGTAAATACAGCCGTTCAGGAAAATAGTAATTCGTTTAAACTTGCAAAAGCGGCATGGGATGACAGCACTACTGCAGTTGAAAAGTTAAAAGACCGTCAGGAATATCTGGCAAAACAGACGGACGTTTATTCTGATAAAGTGGAAATTCTGAAGCGTGAGCTTGAAGAAATGGAATCTGCAGAAAACAGAAATGAGGATGCAATCCGAAAGAAGCAGAACCAGCTTACAAGCGCACAGATTAGTTTAACAAAATATCAGAAAGGCCTTGCTGAAGTAACAGAAGAACTTGAGAGCGGTGCAGCAGAAAGTAAGGAACAAATTAGGAAATTATCTGATGAAATTGCAGAGTCTACAGATAAAATTAAGGCGAATGAGATTGAAATCGAAGCTCTTAAAGCGAAATATGACGATCATATAAAGTCGATTGTAAAATATAAAGATGAACAGAAGTATCTTTCAAATCAAACAGAGAATTACGAAAGAATACTTGAATCATTAAAAAAACAATTGGATATTCTTGAATCTGCTGAAAATAAAGATGAAAAAGCAATTCAGGACAAAAAGAACGAGATAAATGAAACTACTACAAAACTTAATGGTTACAAAAGTAAACTGGAAGATGTTGAGAAAAAGCTGAAAAGCGGAGCAGCTGCAACGGAAGGCTATGCTGAAAAAGTACAGGATTTTGGAAATAAAGCAAAAGAGACAGGGGATAAGTTTAGTGGAATATCAACGGCGGCAGCAGGCATAGTAGCGGCAACAGCAGCTACAGTACCTGCAACAGCAGAATATCGTAAAATTATGGGATCGCTTGAGGTGTCGAGCCAAAATGCAGGGTACACAGCGGAACAAACAGCGGAAAGTTATAGAACCTTATATGGTGTGCTTGCAGATGATCAGACAGCTGCAACAACTACGGCCAATCTTCAGGCGTTAGGTTTGTCACAAGAAGAATTAAGCACGGTAATTGAGGGGACGATTGGTGCATGGGCAACTTACGGAGATAGTATTCCCATTGATGGACTTGCAGAATCAATCAATGAGACTGTGAAAACAGGTACTGTTACAGGGAATTTTGCGGATATGCTCAATTGGGCGGGAACTTCAGAGGATGCATTTAATGAAAAGCTTGCAGCTTGCGGAAGCGAAAGTGAGAGAGTAAACCTGGTCATGCAGGAAATGGCGAATCAGGGTCTCGTAGATGCAGGAAAAAAATGGCAGGAAAACAATAAGAATTTGGTAGACGGAAATAAGGCAACAGCAGATTTCCAACAGGCAACAGCTGAGCTTGCGGATACAGTTGCACCGCTGATTACCAAAATTACGGAATTGATTGCCGGATTGATTGAAGAGTTTAATCAGCTTTCCCCGGAAGGACAGAGATTGATTACCGGATGCGTATTGGTAGTGGCAGCAATAGCTCCAATTCTTTCGGGAATCGGGAATATTGCGATGGGAATACAAACCTTGATTCCGTTGATTTCAAATCTATGGACCGTGCTTGGACCAATGGGAATTGTCGTGATAATTGGTTTGATTATCCTTTTATATAATAAATGTGAATGGTTTAGAAATGGAGTTAATGCAATATTTGGCGGCATTGCAGATTTTATTAAAGGTGTAATTAATAAAATCAAGGGATTTTTCAACTTTGAGTGGAAACTTCCAAAGATTAAACTTCCACACTTCAAGGCAAGTGGAGAATGGTCGCTTGTTCCACCAAAGGTGCCGAAGTTTTCCGTGGATTGGTATGCAAACGGTGGTATCCTGAACAGCCCCACTATTTTTGGCATGAACGGAGATAGAGCAATGGGCGGTGGCGAAGCAGGAGCAGAGGCAGTTCTTCCAATCGAATTGCTGAAGACATACATCCGTGATGAAATGCAGACAAACAATGCTGTGCTTGCTCAGATGATTGCAGAGGCACTGTCAGAGCTGACATTTGTTATTGAAAATAACATTGCACTGGGCGATAAGAAGCTTGCAGAGATTCTTGCGGACGCGGTAATCAAGAAGATATCCTCCAGCGTGAAATGGAAGAAAGGAGCTGTGGGAGCATGATGGAAGTAGAATACAACGGAATATCAGGCTCAAGCATGGAGATCTATGCGAAAGAGCTTCCTTCAATGCCAACAGCAGTAAGAAAAGAATCTTCGATAGAAATACCGGGGAGTGATGGAACCATGTATCTGCTGGATGGGGGCTACGAATCAACAGAGATTAAGATATCATTCAATTTTATAGGAAAGAGTGAAGATTGGGAGAATCGTCTTGGAAAAGCACGAAAGTGGCTGTCGGGAAGAAATAAGAAGCTAAGACTTGGGACAGATCCAGGACATTTTTACAAAATCCTGAAAGTTCAGATGGACGAAGCAGAACATACAAGTGAGAGAATCTGCAATTTTACAGCAACCTTCACAACAAAGGATGGTCTGCGGTATCTGGACAAGGGACAGCATCCTCATTCGGCGGAAGAAGTGAAGAGAAATCCATACGAGATATCTTACCCAATTTACAAGATCTATGGAGAAGGAAGATGCAGCTTGAAGGTCAATGGGAAGAGAATGGAAGCTGATGTTGGACAGAATCTGACGATTGATACAGACAGAAAGCTGGCTTACCGCGAAGATGGAACACTGAGCAATACAGCGGTATTTGGGGATTATGACGATCTTGTGCTACAGGAAGGAATGAATGATATAGCAATCACAGATGGATTCGAGCTGGAAGTGATTCCAAACTGGAGGTGCTTATGATTCAGATATACCGACAGGATAATATAGATTATAGGCATAATGGAGATATGACACTGCTTCCGGAAGAAGCCATTATTCATGTCATCCTCAATGGAGAATGGACAGCGAATATAGAACATCCGATTGACCTAGAAGGAAGATGGAAGTACATTGAGGAAAATGCAGTAGTGAAAATGCCGTCTTTTAATGGAATCCAACTATTTCGGATAAGAAGCAAAGAAAAGAAAGATTCGGGGGTAAGTGCAGAACTTACTCCTATTTTTATGGATGCTAAAGAAGATTGTTTCCTGGTAGATGTCAGACCAACAAACAAAAGTGGACAGGAGGCTCTGGACGTTATGACAGAGAAAACTCCGCAATATCAGGCAAAATCGGACATCAAGAAGGTATCAACAGCCTATTATCAGACGATGAACCTGATAGAGGCAATCAATGGAAGTGATGATAATGCATTTGTTTCCAGATGGGGCGGGGAAATCCTGTATGATAATTATCAAGTGATCATCAATGAAAAAGCAGGAGGAGACTATGGTGTACAGGTGATGTATGGAAAAAACATAGTTAAGGATGGCTTTTCAGAGATGGTAGACATGAGTGAAGTTGCTACAAGGATTGTTCCAAAATCTTACAATGGATATATGATCGAGGGAGACACACCGTGGGTGGACTCACCTCTGATTGAAAAATATCCGACAATACATTACAGAACAATGAAGTTCGAGGATGTGAAAATGCGTGAAGATGCGCAGGAGGATGACGAAGAGAACGGAGTGACAATATGTGAAACGCAGAAACAGCTAGAGGAAGCGTTGAAAAAGAAATGCCAGGAACAATATGACGAAGGTGTGGATAAGCCGAAAGTAACCATTGAAGCAGACATGGAGCTTCTGCAGAATACAGAACTATACGAAGATGTAAAAAGCCTGGAAATGGTATCACTAGGAGATACCGTGCACTGTAATCACTCAAAACTTGGAATTAAGTCAGATGCAAGAGTGATTGAGTTGGAATGGGATGCGGTTAGGAACAAGTTGACATTTGTGAAATTAGGAGAGTTTCAATACAATTTTCTGGACGATGCTTCTTCTGTAATGAGCCGGGTTGACAAGTCAATCCGTTCAGATGGAACTGTGATCGGGCAGCAGATCCAAGGAATCATCAATGGCGTTAAGGCCCAGATGAAAGCACAGTCTACGGTCGCAAAAAAGCAGACGGTAAGGGCAATTCTTTTTGAAGATCTTGATCCGAAGTCTGAAACGTTTGGTGCTATGTGTCTTGGAACATTGGGATTCGAGATCGCTTCAGAGCGCACAGCAGATGGAAGAGATTGGAAGTGGAGTACCTTCGGAACGGGACAGGGATTCTTCGCAGATTTCATCGTTGCAGGAACGATGCTGGCAGATAGAATCAAGGGTGGAACACTGATCCTGGGAGGAAAAGAGAATGGTGATGGCACCGCAAAGGTACTGGATGCGAATGGAAATACGGTTGTAGCATTGACAAATCAGGGAATTGTGGTAGAACATGCAGACGAAGGCGGCGTGTTGATCAGTAATGGATCAATATTTGTGAGAAACACAGAAGGAAAGACAGTGGGAATTGTACACTACCAGAATAATGGAGTGAGCATACAATCTTATGGCGGCAAATATGCCTCCGTGCTTGTGACGAATGAGGGAAATATAGCGTTGAATGCGGTCGGAAAGGTTTCTCTTTCGTGTGGAACATATAACATCGGAGGACAAGAGGCCAAAACAGGAAAGCTCGTCTTTTCGGATGGAACATATATCAACGTCAAAAATGGAAACATTGTTGGAGGAAACACAAAAGAAGGGAGCTTCTAAGTGAGCTGGACGATAGGAAACAAGTATCTGACGGAATCGCAGATGCAAGGAAACGCATTGGAGGTCTATAAATATTTCGCAGGAAAAAGATGGACGTTGAATGCGATCGGTGGGATTCTTGGAAACATGGAAAAAGAGTCTAACATTAATCCGGGACTCTGGCAGAGCCTGAAAGAAGGAAACTATTCTGGTGGCTTCGGATTGGTTCAGTGGACACCGGCCACCAACTATACGAACTGGGCAAACTCGAACGGATACGGAATTACGGATCCGGAAGGGCAGATGTATTGGATTGATGCACTGTCTGCATCAAGTGGTCAGTGGATTGCGACAAGTGCTTATTCAATGACATGGAGTGCATATAAGAACAGCAAAGAATCACCGGAATATCTCGCAAGCGCGTTTCTGAAGAACTTCGAACGAGCAGGAGTTGAGGTAGAATCCGAAAGACGGAGTGCAGCACGAAAATGGTACGACTATCTCACAAAATATGCGGATGGGAGTCAGGTTATTGAAAAGGCAGTGGAATGGGCAATATCGATTGCAAACGATAACAGTCATGGATACGATCAGGCGCACAGAGACGGACCAGATTACGATTGTTCCTCATTAATCTGCTGGGCATACTACAATGCAGGGCTGAATACGAGACCGGGATACACACCGGCAACAGGAAGCATGTATGATGTGTTTCTAGCAGCAGGCTTCAAGGATGTGACTTCACAGGTCAATCTAGCCACCGGATCAGGGCTGATCCGGGGAGACGTCCTGTTAAAACCAGGAAACCATACAGAAATGTCAATTGGGAATGGCCAGCTGGTTGCTGCTTCACAGAACGAATTTGGTGGAATTACTGGAGGACAGACCGGAGATCAGACCGGAAAAGAGATTCATGTGCATGGATACTATAACTTTCCGTGGAAGTATGTGCTGAGATATCCGGGAGGCGGAGTTGCACCGGTGCAAGGGTTGTATATCGTCAGATGGATTCCTGGATAAGGAGGAGAAAAGTGAACTATATAGAACGAGATGTCTATGTGCTGGAGAACAGGATTAAGGAAAAGATTGATTATGTAAGAGGGACGAATGCTCTCCCAATCTATTTCCATTTCCGGGATTATGAAATTCCGGAAGGGGCAACGGCAAAAGCATTCGTGCTAAAACCGTCAAAAAAAGCAACATACAATGTATGCCCAATCATTGAGAATACCGTAAGGGTGATCGTGAAAGATCAGACATTCGCTGAAGTTGGGAAAAGCGCGCTTCAGATTGTACTCACAATGGAAGAGGAGACGCTGGTGACATTCGACCAGCCGATAGAGGTGCATCGAAATTTCAGTGAAGGAGATGTTCCAGAAAGCGAGAATGAAGCCGGATGGATGAACAACTTCATAAAAGGCATGGAAGAAGCTACAAAGCATGCTGAGAATGCTGCAAAGACAGCGGAAGAGATTAGTGAGACACTAACAAAAAAGCTACAAAATGGAGATTTCCGAGGAGCAACCGGAGCAACTGGCCCGCAGGGCAAACAGGGGATTCAGGGAGAACCAGGAAAAGACGGAGAAAAGGGTCCAAGAGGTGATACCGGACCAGTTGGACCACAAGGGCCGGCAGGAAAAGATGCGAATGCAGTGATTACATCATTGAATCCGGGAGTATTTGCAATGTCGGTAGAATCAGGACATCTTATCCTGACATACGACTCATACGATACAGCCCCACCGTTGAAAATTGTGGATGGAAGATTGAAATATGTATTGGAGGAGGTGACAGCGTGATAAGAGTATATTTCGAAGAGGGAGAAAAAGAAAAGACTGCATACAGATTGACAGACTCCGACATTCAAGATCGGCAATGGACACTTAATCGCAGTATACGAAAGCTAGGAGGAATATACAATGGCAGCAAGACAGATTGATCTAGGACAGGTGGTTGGACCTACAGGACCAACAGGAACCAGAGGAAGTCGCTGGACACAGGGAACGGCAATCACGGGAACAAGCACAACGGCAGCAGTATTTTCCAGTTCAGGAATCACAGATGCCATTGTGAATGACAATTACCTGAACACAGCAACGGGAAATACATATAGATGTACTGTAGGAGGAGCAGCATCTGTGGCTAAGTGGGTATATACAGGAAATCTGAAAGGCCCACAGGGTGAAAAAGGAGCAACTGGCTCACAAGGACCAACTGGAGCAACTGGGCCAACCGGAGCAACAGGACCGAAAGGGGAAACGGGCCCGACAGGCCCGACAGGTCCTCAGGGTCCAACAGGAAAAGTAGATGCTAATGCACAGGTAGCGTTCACAAAGGCATCAACGAGGGAGAATATAGCAAGCAATGAGAAGATGTCAATTATTCTCGGAAAGATCGCAAAGTACTTCGCAGATCTGGGAATGTCCGCATTCAGAGCAGTGGCGAATAATTTGACAACTTCAGCAGCAGGAAGTTCTGTGTTGGATGCTTATCAGGGAAAAGTACTGGATGAAAAGAAACTGAACACTGCAAATGTGATTAATAATCTGCTTACGACAGAGGCCGGGTACGCGCTTGATGCACGACAGGGGAAGATAATTGAGGATCAGATTGCTGAATTAAATGGCAAATTGAATCGAAAAATCACTTATGACGAAACAGAGACAGGGGAAATAGTACTTGGGGAAAAAGTCTATTCCAAATCTGTATGGCAACCCCATCTTCCAAGTAACGGAATAGAATATTTCGATATCAACTTACCGCCAGATACCAGTTATTCCTGGATTGACAGCGGAAATAGCTATATATATAAAGTTGGATATTCTGAAATGTTTCCGCTTCCGTATGTAGATCCACGGGATAATAGTTGGAAAAATTGTGTTGGAATAAAAATCATGTTAGGAAAATTGGCTATAACCACCGCAGCTGATTGGACAGGATACAGATTCTTTGCAACAATAAAATATACAAAGAAGTGATATTATAAGCGAATGATATTAAATCTGCATCCTTCAGACGTTTTGATCGTAGTTCCTGAATTTTGTAATGCAGTAAAACGTATCGTGTCTTTCGCCTTACATTCTATTAAAAACATATAATCAGCTGAAGTATATCCGCCAATTGTTCGGAACTGTCTCATTTGTTCAACGGAGTTCTTTTCAATTTTTCCGCAAAGTGACATTGATTTACTTACGCCATCCATAAATCCAAGCATAGCATGCACGAAATACACTCCATCAGATGGAACAGTAAAATAATGTAAACGAGTATCTTCTACCCAATGATAAGTCAGACCAATATTGTCGAATACTTTTGTGCTAAAATCCGTTCCTTGAAATGTACTTCCATTTGACGCAATGTTATAACCTGCATTGTTTCTATATACGGCGCTTTTGGCTAATTTGCCATTTAATTCAGTTCCGTTATACTGGAAGAAAAAAGGAGCTGGAGAAGATGGAAAAGAAAATTATGGAAGTAATAAGAAGAATGCAGGGGATTCTAAATCAGAACCAACAAAAAGAACTAGAAAATGTGTTGCTACTAGTATTGTCAGGATGCAGAATTGTTGAAGAAACAACAATAAAAGTAGTGAATGAGGGATGGAAAATGCATATGGATGATTTTCTGATAAGCAAGATGCTAGAGGGAAAATCAGAAGAATCAGTAAAACGTTATCAATATGAACTCAGACGGTTGCTATCTTATATTGATAAGGATGTGGAACAGATCAGTTCCGGAGATATATCGCAATATATGAGGATGTATAAGATGATTCGGAAAGTTTCAAATCAAACGTTGAAAAATGTAAGAGCTGTTTACAGCAGCTTTTTTGGATGGCTGAGGGACAGGAACAGAATATCATTGAATCCAATGATTATGGTGGAAGACATAAAGGTTGAAAAAGTTATTAAAAAGCCGTTTACTGATGAAGAAAGGGAAAAGATTTTGAGGGAATGCAATACAATTAGGGACAAGGCAATGGTGGAGTTCCTATATTCTACAGCTGTCAGAGTATCTGAGTTGTCGAGAATCAACCGAGGAGATATACAATTTGCTCAAAAAGACCTGGTAGTACTTGGAAAAGGTGGGAAAGAAAGGAGGGTGTATATTAATGAAAAAACAAACATGTACTTGAAAGAGTATTTGAAGACAAGAGAAGATGAGTGTCCAGCATTATTCGTTTCGCTAAAAAATCCACATAAACGCCTGTCAAAAGAAGGCATAGAAGATGTGATTAGAAGAATCGGCAAGAGGGCAGATGTGGAAAAAGCATATCCCCATAGATTCCGAAGGACGGCGTTGACGAATGCGCTAAATCGAGGAATGCCATTACAAGAAGCAATGATAATGGCAGGGCACTCTAAGCCGGAAACAACGATGAGATATTGTACAGTTGATCAAGAAGCTGTTAAATATCACCACAAAAAATATTTAAGCGCATAGCGAAAAATAAATAGAATCTGAAAAACACTTGGCATAGGTCGGGTGTTATTTGCACGCAAATTTTATGAAATAAAATGATGTGGAATCCTTAATTAAATGGCAAATTAGAAGAAAAGAAGTATAGCATATCACAAGGAGGCCATGAGGTGCGCTAATATAATAAGAAGTGTACTAACGTAGCTCGGTTGGTGCACT